GGCGAGAAGTCGGCGCCGCGACAGTCGCTGCTGCACAAGACCCACAGCGACACCGTGCAGGGCATGGAGTTCGTGCTGAGCGACGAGACCATCGATCGCATGGGCGATATCATTTCCAGCGACGGCTGGGTCACCGATTCATTTTCGAAAAATCCGATCGCGCTGTTCAACCACAACTCTGATTTCCCGATCGGAAAATGGGCCAACCTGCGGGTCGAGAACAAGTCGCTGCGCGGCCATCTGCAACTGGCGCCGGAAGGCACCTCGCCACGGATCGACGAGATTCGCAAACTGGTCGAGGCCGGAATCCTGTGTTCGGTGTCGGTCGGTTTTCACCCGATCGAGAGTGAACCGATGAAGTCGCCCGGCGGCAGCATGTGGCCGAGCAGCAAATTTCTCAAGCAGGAATTGATCGAAACCTCGCTGGTCAGCGTGCCAGCCAATCCGAATGCCCTAGCGGTTGCCAAATCATTAGGGGTTAGTCCCGCCACGCTCGATGTCGTCTTCGCCAAGCACGGCAAACCAGACGGCATGGTGCGACGGGATTTCACTGCCAAGCACGGCACCACGTCTCGTAGTATGGGAGGCAGTAAAATGCCTGCTACTTCACTGTCCCAGCGCATCCTCGACCTGCAGCAGCAGATCGCCAACAAGCTGGAAGAACTTGATACCCACGTCGGCAAGATGGACGACAGCAATGTCAGCGATGCCGATCTCGAAAAGCAGAATACCCTGAACGCACAGGTCAAGCAGCTTCGCAACACGCATGCGGCGCTGGTCGAGACCGAAGCCGTTCAGGCCGCCCACGTCGGCAAGAGCAACGACGATCAGCCGCAGCATTTTCAACAGCGTGCGGTGATCGTGCCGGATCACCAGCGGGCGGCGATGGGCGCAACGTCGATGAGCGCACCGCATATCATCAAGTCCCGCAAAAAGGACTTGGAGCCGCTGGACTATCTGGTACAGGCAGGCGTCTGTCACGGCATGGCGAAAATCCGTGGCACGCTGCCGGATGTCGAGCGTATGCGCATCTATGGCGAGAACGAAGCCCTCAAGCATGTGCTTGACTGGACCATGCGAGCAGCGTCCGCACCGGCGATGACCACGGTGCCGGGCTGGGCACAAGAGCTGGCACAGCAGATTTATGCTGACATGCTGGCGCTGTTGATGCCGCAGAGCATTTTCCCGCGACTGGCGGGCAAAGGCACTGCGCTCAGCTTTGGGACGGCCGGAAAGATTCTGCTTCCGACCCGTTCGCGCACGCCGACGATCGCTGGATCGTTTGTCGGCGAAGGGATGGCGATCCCGGTTCGGCAGGGTGCGTTCACCAGCCAAACCTTCATCCCGAAGAAAATGGCCGTGATTACCACGTGGACCCGCGAGATGGGCGATCATTCGATCCCCGCGATCGAGGGCGTGTTGCGGCAGGCCATTCAGGAAGACACTGCCGTTTCGCTCGACTCGGTGCTGCTGGATGCCAATCCGGCGACCACGATCCGTCCCGCTGGCCTGCTCAACGGCGTGTCGCTGACGCCGCCGACGGCGGGTGGCGGCCTCAATGCGGTGATCGGCGATATCAAGTCGCTGGTCGGCGCACTGGTGAATGTCACGCTGGGCAACATCCGTGCTCCGGTATGGCTGATGAATCCGGCTGATGCGTTGTCGGTATCGTTGGCCAGCGCTGCCAATACCGGCCTCTTCCCGTTCAAGGAGGAAATCGGGCGCGGCACGCTGAACAACATCCCGATCATCGATTCGGCCACCGTCCCGGTCAAGACCGTGATATTGGTCGATGCGGCCGACTTCGTGGTGATGCAAGCCGACAATATGCGGTTTGAAATCAGCGATCAGGCCACGCTGCACATGGAAGACACCGCCCCGCTCGATCTCGTCAGTGGATCGCCGGGGACGGTGGCAGCTCCGCAGCGGTCGTTGTTCCAGACCGATTCGCTGGCACTGCGGATGATCTTCCCGTTGAACTGGGCTTTCCGTCGTCCGGGTATGGTGGCCTACACCAATACGATTACTTGGTAGGCGTGAAACGCTGGCGCGGGTGAATGGTTTCACCCGCGTTTCTTCCTTTTAGTTGAACCACGGGAGACACCCAGATCATGACCGAGACACATCCACAGAGCACTGAACTCAGCGAGGCGGGCAAGCAGCAGCTTGAAGCCGGTCGCGAAGCCAAGGCGCAATCGCTGAAAGAGTTCGCCGAGCGGACCAAAGGCAAGCCGACGCCGACACAGGAAGAGAACGACGAAGCCGCACTCGGCAAGCACATCACGGAGCACGAAGCCGATGGCGCTGATCCTGATCCGCACGGGCAGGCCAACAAGCACATGGAAGCAGGCAAGGCGGGCGGATATCAGACCCGGCAGTCGCAGGCGGTGGGTTCTGGTTCTGGATCGCAGTCCACGCAACACAAGCCGCAGTCGTCGGGTTCGAAACCGGCAGCCTGAGATAAAAAATTGAGGGTGGGACAAACGTCCCACCCTCTGTTCCTCCAGATTTAAGGTCCGGCGTGCATGGCATCGGCGCGGCAATTGATCGCTCGCGGATTGCGCGGCATCGTGCGTGCGGTCGAGGGTGACTATCGCCCGGGGCCGTATAGCCTTCCCATTACCGGCGGCTGGCTGCCTGCGGGCTCGCCGACCAACTGGTGGCAGATGGGCATGGACCCGATGCCGTCGGGCTCGTGTTCGGCGATGGTCGAAGCCTGCGTCAGCGCCTATAGCCAGACCATCGCGATGCTGCCGGGCGATCACTGGCGGGCGACGCCGAAAGGCGGCCGCGAGCGGGTCAAGAATTCGGCGCTGTCGCGAATTCTGCGCACACCGAACGCCTACCAGACCGCCAGCGATTTTCTGCTCAATGCGGTGCGGCAACTCTACAGCGACGGCAATGCCTATGCGCTGGCGCTGCGCAACGACCGTTACGAGATCAGCGAGCTGCATCTGATGGACGCACGATTGTGCAAGCCGATGGTGTCGGTCGCAGGCGATGTGTTCTACCGGCTGGCAGGCAATGCGGTAATCGAACAGCAGATGCTGGAGCAGTATCCGCTGGTGGTGCCGCAGCGCGACGTGCTGCACATCCGGCTGCACGCCGATCGGCGCTATCCGTTTCCGTTGTGGGGCCAGACGCCGCTATTGGCGGCGGCTTCCGACATGTCGATCACCGATGCGATCACCATGCAGCAACTGAATTTCTACATGAATCAGGCGCGGCCGTCGGCGGTGATCTCGACCGATCTCGAACTCGACAAGGATCAGGTGCAGGCGCTGCAGGATCGCTGGGACGAGCGCACCAAGAGTCTTGCGCAGGGCAAGACGCCGGTGTTGACCCACGGCTTGAAAGTGATGCCGTGGACGGTCGGCGGCCGTGATTCGCAATTGGCCGAAATCTTGAAATTCTCCAAGGAGAATATCGCGCTGGTGTTTCGGGTGCCGTTGGCGGTGCTGGGCATGGGCGGGGCGACGTTCGGTTCGACCGAAGCGCTGATGCAATTCTGGATATCGACCGGGCTCGGCTTTGCGCTCAACCATGTCGAGCTGAGTTTTGATCGGCTGTTTCAGTTGAAGGGCCAGCCTGACGAGTACACCGAGTTTTCGACCGATCCGTTGCTGCGATCGGCGATGAAAGACCGGATCGCCGGACTCAAGGAAGGCGTCATGGGCGGCATCTATTCGCCCAACGAGGCGCGCAACCGCGAAAGCCTCGACAGCGTTCCGTTCGGTGACAGTCCCCGTGTGCAGCAGCAAGTGGTGCCCTTGGAGGCTGCCGCAGGCATTGTGCCGGGCGCGCCCGGTGGCGCCAGCGGACCGCATCCGCCACCGGCACCGCCCGCCGCCGGACCACCGCCCGCTGCTGCGATCGACGTGAAACCACCTCCACCAACACCACCGACGAAAGTGTTGCCGCATGACGACGTCAACCGAGAAGTCCGTCGAATCTTTGATGCCGCCGCCCGCGTTAATCGGCGACGACTTAATTGATGCGTGGCGTGAAGTCCTTGGCGATGCGCTGGATCAGCAGCGCTCGATATGGCAGCGCGAACGCGCGCTGATCGAGGCGCAGGCGGCGCAGTCGATCGCCGAATTGCGGGCGCGAATCTTGGAACTGGAAAGCCGTTTCGAAAGTTTGGTGCAGCAGAAACTGCTCGACGTCACCGAGATGGTGCAAGAGCGAATGGCGAAGCTGCGCGATGGCCGTGACGGCGACAGCATCACCGGACCAGTTGGCGAACGCGGTGAAAAAGGCTTACAAGGTGAAGCGGGACCGCAAGGTCCGCAAGGGATTCAAGGAGAACAGGGACATGGCGGTAAGGAAGGCCAAGAAGGCAAAGAAGGCAAAGTCGGGCCGCAAGGTGACAAGGGCGACAGCGTCAAGGGCGAGCGCGGTGAAGCGGGGCGGCAAGGCGAAGTCGGGGCGAAAGGCCAAGACGGCGCGCCGGGCGCGGACGGACGCGACGGACTGAGCATTGTCGGTCCGGAAGGGCCGATCGGTCCGGCTGGTCTTAGAGGGCTGCCCGGTGAGCGCGGCGAACGCGGTGAGCGTGGTTTGCCGGGCGGGATGGGCCTGAAGGGCGATCCCGGCAGCGCAGGGCTACAGGGCCTTCCCGGCGAGCGTGGCGAGCGTGGCGAACGTGGCGAAGCGGGCGCCAAGGGCGAGATCGGCTTGAAAGGTGATCCGGGCACGGCAGGGCTGGCGGGCGCGCGCGGCGAGCGTGGCGAACGCGGCCTGTCCGGCGAGCGTGGTCTCAAGGGTGATCCCGGCGAGTTCGTGATTGGTCCAATGGGGCCAAGCGGCGAACGCGGCGAACGTGGTTTGCCGGGTGAACGCGGCCTCAAGGGTGATCGTGGCGAATCCGTGATCGGCCCGCGCGGCGAGCGCGGGATCGATGGCGCGCCCGGTGAACGCGGCACCAAGGGTGATCCCGGCATTATCGGTCCGATGGGTTCGCACGGTGAACGGGGCGAGCGCGGTGAACGCGGCGAGCGTGGCCTTGACGGCGCGCCCGGCAAGCTGCCTGCGGTGAAGCAGTGGCTGCCTGACGTCGTGTTCTATGACGGCAACGTGGTGTGTCACGCGCGCGGGATGTGGCAGGCCACCAAAGACACCAGCCAGCGCCCGGGCATGGGCGAGGACTGGATTTGTCTGGCGACCGGCGGGCTCGATGCCCGAACCCCGGAGGTGCGCGGCACTTACGATCCCAAGGAGCATTACAAGGCGCTAGATATCGTCGCCAGCAATGGCGGCAGCTTCATCGCGCGCAAGGACCAGCCGGGCGCCTGCCCGGGTGAAGACTGGCAGATGATTGCACGCCAAGGCCAGCGCGGTGTGGCCGGTGAAAGAGGCGAGCGCGGCGAGCGCGGCCTGCCGGGCGAAATGGCCAAGCCGATCCTGCTGAAAGGCTGGAGCATCGATCGGCAGAATTTCGTCGCCACGCCATTGATGAGTGACGGGTCACGCGGGCCGACCTTGGAGCTGCGCGGCTTGTTCGAGCAATTCCAGAACGACGTCGGGTGAAGTGCCATGGCCGATGTCACCATCGATATCATCACACCCGCGATCGAAACCGATCTGCTGACCTTGGACGAAGCCAAGCTGTGGCTGGGCATCAATCCGGCCGACACCTCGCAAGACGTGCTGGTGCAAAGCATGATCACGCTGTTCTCGGAAGAGATTGCGGAACGGCTCAACCGCCAGCCGACGGTGACGATCGGTTATGAGGAAGTCAGCGAGACATGGCGCGAAACCATGAATGGACGGCTGTTCCTGTCGCACTGGCCGGT